GTGGGATGATATGCCACAGTTCCTACCACTGTGATATCATCATTGTTTAGTCTAACTTGGCTAATACCATTAGTTAATAGACCATTCCCAGCCGAGCCTGATAATGCGCCCAATTGTTCTATGGCCACTGACCAATCACCTACTCTTAGGCTGGGTGATACATCATCGTTGAATTGAATTTGATTATCACTATAATATAGTTTCAAAGTATTACCAATGTAGACTATATTATAGTCCATGGGAGTATATATACTGCGTTTGAGTAACAGGCTTGCGCTGATATCAAAGTAGTTGCCTTCATGATCTATGGTATCATTGCTGTCGTAAGCACTGGCAATAATGCTTTGTATTACGCCTTGGCGTTTTACTTTGGCTGGTGCACTGAGCCAGATTGGCATTTCAAAGGTATAGGTCAATACATCAATACTGTCTTCGGCGCCCATGGGCACAGTTCTGCTAGTGAACCCAATGTCAGTCAAGGTAATATAAGTAAGACTGGTCCAATCTATGTAACTGTCTGAGCTTTGAATTTCTAAACTGGGATTAAAGATCACACTGATTTGTTCAAATAGTTGAAGTTTTTGATCGGTGTTGCTGGTCCATATGTCTAGTTTCAAAGTCAACAAATAAGGAACCGGCATTAATCTTTCAATCAGTAATTGATCACCTTGATATTCGGTGTATTCGCCTGTGGTATCGTTGTAGGCTCTTTGGCTTACTCGCATTTTGCTGACAAATTGTGGTTCTTGCACACGAGCACGATCATAACGAATAGCACCAATAGTAACACTCATTGCCGGCACAGTGGGCAAATTATTTGAACTATTTCTAGCTAGTATACTAGCAACATGTCTCGAACTATCGCCGTATATGATGGGTACACGATAAAGACTTCTAATACCCGACCTATTGGCACCAAGCTCGACTTCAAAGTTATTCATGATTCGAATAAATTGAGTAATAAACTTGCGTATTTGACCTGAATAAAAATATGAACTCATTAGTCTGCCTTGGGCTTAAGTATATCGCTTAAATTCTGTTTCTGTGGTTGAACATCACCATTGACATCGGTAAATGTAGCAGTATTGGTTATGAATCCACCTATTTGGCTGCGATTGTTTGCAGTGTTTCTTGTATAATTGTTTCGTACAGCATCTTCGATCTTGACCCATCTACGACCGTCCCAACGAAACAATCGATTAGGTAAAAAATCTACACGCAGTACATAGTCACCCTCACTGGGGTTGGCTGGAAAACTAGTGGCTGAACTAGCAGTTTGTCCATTTGGTGGAATGCCATTGCCGGTCAAGTAACCCTGTATGGTATAGTCGGGATTGACTTCAGTGCCGCTTCTATGGTATATGGGTGTGGTATCATATCCGCTATATGGTACATCAACTTCGGCTTGAGTCACCACACTGTCGTTGATACTGATATACTTGTCGTATGTACTAAGAACTTCTCGTAATGAACTAGTTCCGGCTTCATCGGCCTGGATACGATCTAGTATGTCACGATATTCTTGACTGTCAACCAATGGGTTTAATTTCACTCGCCAAAGATGTGGCCACCATGTAGGACTGTAGCCTTCTGCTGCTCGAGTACAGTCACTGACTACAAAGAATCTTTTTAATGCTGCTGGTAAACCAGGGTCTAATGTTTCATAATCCAGTAGATGTTGCAGCTCGAGCACATCACCATTCATGATTTTGCGCCCGAGACTGGAAATCATGTCATTGAGATGAAAAGTCATAAACAAAGTGCCGGTTTGAAGAAACAGCCCAAATTGGCTTAGATCAAACCCTTCGTCCTGTACTTGATACATACCACGCAATACATAGACATTTTCTTCGTATTTTCTATCTCGATTTTCCAGAAATAATAGATCTTGTATGTTTAGCTCACTTTGATTGGCATTAGTGGGTTGAGTGGCATCACCGGTCGCGGGTTGAGAAATTGGACCCAAATACTTATGCACATTGACACCGGTCCCCGAAATAGTGTATATTTCACTAATACGGCGATCAAAAAAGCGATAATCGTTACTATGGCGTCCGTTTTGCCATAAACTTAATCTTGCCACAAAGATCTCCAAATATCTAGTATTTAGTGACATCTAAGCTATATAATACTGTTATGGACCAAGATGTCTTACTCATATATGAGCAATTACCCAATCGTATCAGAGAATTCAAAAACTACACGGTCAAGCGTGATTTGTTGCGTATGTACCGAAACTGCGAAAATCTCCGACGAGACATAGCAAGAGAGCAAGTAAATTGCAGAAATGGCAGGGACAGCCACGCTTTGTTGCAATTACGCAACAAGTTCACAGAGTCAGTGACAAATCTTGATCAATATGTTACACTAGCATTGTTGTCAATTTAGGAGCATAGACATGGCTATTATCAAAGGTATCAAAGTTCCCAAAAAGAAAGAGCCCAATGCTAGAGTCTTAGCAGCCGATGAAAAAGCCACAGGTCCCGAGCCGCAATGGGACACCGAACGAGCTCTTGGGTTTGACGATGCCACATTTGATCATCATCTGCGTCGTAGTTTTCATTACTACAATTATCACTATACCACCAAACAAGTAAGAAAACACTTGAATGATTGGTTGATGCGTAATTCAAAGTTAGACAAAAAGACTTTGTCTAGGTTTGAGCGTATTGCAGATCGTTATGTGCTAATGACTCCTTGTAGCTTGATCATGGCTCATAAACGCGGCATGCCTTTAAAAGAGCGACATGTCAAGTATATACACGATCAAATCGAATACAGCTTGGCACTTGCAGCTCGCAGTGGCGACACTGGCGAAGATCATGTCCTGTCTCCCACTCAAGCAACAGATAAAAAGGTCACTATACAAGATCGTTTGCAGGAAAAAACCTCTGAGTTGATTGGCGAAGTTGAAGGTTACTATGATCTAGTAGTCAAGAATCAAAAAACAGACTTTAAGATTTATGATTTCCTTACTGTCAACAAGGTTCCCCAAAGTCAATTAGGTAAATATGAAGTTGTAATTCAACGACATGTCGAAGAACTAATGGCAGCTCAGGATAAACAACATGCACAATTGGTGGAGTCATATCGTCACTATCGCGCTAGTGATTACAAACGTCTGTTTGCCTTTCTTGCTGATTTATTGGCTGGAATCGAGCAGTACCGCGGCGTTAAGAAGGCAGTTAAAAAGGCACGAGTCCGTAAGGCGCCAGCAAAAGAAAAGGTCGTGGCTAGGCTCAAGTACGCTAGAGAAGATCGTGCACTCAAAATTGTTAGCGTCAACCCTACCGACATCATTGGCGCCCAAGAGCTTTGGGTATTCAATACCAAAACTCGCAAACTGGGTCGTTATATGGCAGAAGCCATGGGTCAACTTGGTGTCAAGGGTACTTCGATTACGGGCTTTGACGAAGCTCGTAGCCTAGCTAAAACTCTTAGAAAGCCCGAGGAGCAACTCAAAGAGTTTCTCAAAGCAGGTAAAGTGGCTTTGCGATCCTTTCTTAAAGACATTCGTGCTGTGGAAATAAAAATGAATGGCAGAATAAACGAGGACACACTGTTACTTAAAGTGGTTTAGTTTACTTGGTCCCCAGATAAATATCATATCTGGGGATATTTTTATGGCCACATTAAAAACCGGCTTGAATACAAGACTAGCAATACAGCCCGACAGCTTAGGTGGACCCGGGCCCATAGCCTTTTCTGGCACCAATCTCGACGCTGTTAACAGTCGTCGTAATGACATAGTTGACTACATTAGACTGCGTCTAGCCGACGGCATAGTTGATGTTGAACTAGATCAAGAGCACTATGACATGGCCATTAAACAGGCCCTAATCAAGTATCGCCAACGAGCCAGCAATAGTGTAGAAGAAAGTTATGCTTTCTTAGAGTTATTACCTGAAACCCAAGAATACATATTACCGCAGGAAATCCAACAAGTGCGCCAAATCTTCCGTCGTGGCATTGGATCAGTTACAGGTACTACAGCTAGCCAATTTGAACCTTTTGCATCAGGATATCTAAATACCTACATGTTGGTAGCAGGGCGTGTGGGTGGGTTGACTAATTATGAGTTATTTGTGCAGTACCAAGAACAAGCCATGAAAATGTTTGGTGGTCACATGAATTTTACTTTTAACCCAGTGACCAAGAAGTTGACTTTGGTGCGTAAGATACCTGAAATGTCGTCTAACTTTGTTAGATTAACCAGTTTGTCTAGTTCGGGGCTGACTGCTGGCAGCGTGATCACCATAGTCACTCACGATGTTTGGGAGCTACAAGTTGGTGCCAGTATTACTATACGAAATTGTCCCATTGGTGGTTATAACGGAACATATCTAGTTCAAACAGTCAACCTAACCACTAATACTGTCACAGTGCTAGCAGCCGGTGCTTTACAAAATACTTCTGTGACTGGGTTTGATCTACGCAGAACCGAAGTGCGTTCGTCAACATCTGATATACCAGCAGAAACAGTAATGTTACACATATACAATGTCAAGCCAGATCAAATGTTGCTTAATGATGTATCGGCATTTCCTTGGTTACAGGATTACGCCTACAGTTTTGCCAAGTTTATATTAGGTGAAGCTCGTAGTAAATTTGGTACATTGGCTGGTCCACAAGGTGGCACTACCTTAAATGGTACATCATTAATAGCCGAAGCCAAAGAAGAAATGGCCAAGCTAGAAGAAGATTTAAAGAATTATGTCGATGGTGGGACTCCATTGAGCTTTATTATAGGTTAAATCATGAAGATTCGTGAAATATTACATGAACGACGCCGTGGGAAGTTACCAAAGAGTCATAAAAATGCCTTGCACCGAACACATACCTACAGTGACGGCTACCACACTGATGGTAGTATGAATTTTTATCGTGTTGGTATGGCAGCAGCCATGGCTGATGGCAGTGATAAGCCTGTTGAAATTGATGAGCGTACTTGGTATTCGACCAATAATGTCGCTGTGCCTTACAGTGAGTTAGAGCATAAAATGATGCACCAAGCCTTCAAAGCCATTAATACTAATGTAAAAACTCCGGTCAAGGATGGGCGTAGTCGCGAAGCAGATGATACTCATAAAACCAGCCCAATTCGAGCAAAAACTCGTAATAAATTTGGTGTTTAACTATTGACTTTCGCAGTGATGTAATAGTATATTACATCATGACTAAAATAATTGGTATATCAGGATTTATCGGTTCCGGTAAGGACACTGTGGCTGACTATCTAGTTAACTATCACGGCTTTCGTAGAGAAAGTTTTGCTAATACCCTAAAAGATGCCATAGCCTGTGTGTTTGGTTGGGACAGAATCATGCTGGAAGGGCGCACTGCTGCTAGTCGAGCCTGGCGTGAACAAGTTGACACATGGTGGGCTGAACGACTCAAAATGCCCACGCTTACGCCACGCTGGATCTTACAGTACTGGGGTACTGATGTTTGTCGTCATGGGTTTCATGATGATATTTGGATTGCCAGTTTAGAAAATCGACTGCGTCAAAGCACCGATGACATTGTGATTTCAGATGTGCGTTTTCCTAACGAAGTCCGTGCCATACAAGGGCTAGGTGGTAAAATGATTTGTGTAGAGCGTGGTCAACCACCTGAGTGGTTGGCTTGTGCTTTACAAACTGTGCATACTCCAGAAGATGATCAGTGGATTATCGCCGATCAGCAACTGGACATGGCATCTCGGTACCCTGACATTCATCCCAGTGAATGGGCTTGGTTAGGCACCCAGTTTGATCAAGTCATTGACAACAACGGCACAGTTGATGACTTATATCGGCAAATTAAAAATCTGGTTGAATAGATCCCGGACGCCAGCGAATACTTTTTATTTCGGGTTGGCAGTTTAGACAAATGGTTTTTAAGTTAGCCCAGTGATTATTGTTTAAATCTCCGTCTATATAATAGACAATACTTTGTTCGGAACTTCTGAACTTGAACCCACATCGGTCACATTTGGTATTTTTCTTGTAACCACTTTTGATCCATCCTGGTACGGGTTCGACTTTTTTGCGTTTGGCATGGATACAAGGAGTACATGCTGTTCTATAATAGACCTTTTGCCCACGACGATAGTTTATGGCCACTGGATTGGTCTTGCATATTGGACATATTTGCCGCTTCATGTAACTATTTATTTTGGAAAGGACCGAGGAAAGGACCACTAACCCGGTGAAAATTCCAGGATCTAATAAATATAAGCAAAGGTCACATATGAGGCCTATTATAAGGAAAAACGATTATGGCTCTAGTATCACCAGGAATTGAAGTAACAGTAAGTGACGAAAGTCAATATTTGCCGTCAGCAGCGGCCACTGTACCTCTTGTTGTCATTGCCACAGCGCAAGACAAGTTAATTAATGGATTAGTAGCTGCGGGAACAACTAAAGCCAACGCTGGAAGGATCTATGGTATCACCAGCCAGCGTGAGTTAGCAACCACTTATGGATTACCAGTGTTTCGTCGCAGCACAGCCGACACGCCGTTACACGGAGATGAGTTAAACGAATATGGGTTAATGGCAGCTTATAGTGCTCTAGGCCTAGGAAATCGTGCATGGGTTGTTCGTGCCGACATTGACTTAGACGAGCTCGAAGGTACCACAGTGCGTCCCACAGGAACAGTACCTTCAGGCACGCATTGGTTTAATTATTCAGGATCGAGATTTGGAATCTTTGAATTTGACAGCACAGTTGACAGCAGCCAAGTACCTTTCACAGCAAAGACACCGGTATTTTTAACCAGCAACAGTGTTATAGTCAGTGCCAATGGTACATTTACCGTAGACACCACAGTGGGATCATCGGGCGATTATGGAGTTTATGTAGGACAAAACAATAATTTTGTTTACAAAAAATCCACCACAGGCACATGGAATCAAGTTGGTAGTGGCGACTGGTTGGTAGATACTCCCATTGTTTCTAGTACATTGACCGAAACCGGTGCATTGAGTACAGCGTTTGGTGCTAGCAGTGAGTTTGATGTTCGTGTGCTAAAAGTTGATGGTACTTGGAGCAATGTCACTGTAACAGTCAGTCCCAACTCCAATATGTCTACTATTGCCAATGCCATTAATGCCACATCAGGTCTAGCAGCAGCCGAAGTAGTTAGTCGTGAAAATTCATTAACTGGTCTAGACTTTCTTGTTACTACTGCTAATGTAAGTTATGTTATACTAAAAGACGGAGTAGGCACGCCACTTGCTAATTTAGGTATCACAGCATCGGCATCGACTGGTACTATCTACAATAGTCCAACAGTGACTTTTGCAAGCCATGCACAAAACCCAAGTTGGCGCAGAACAGGTACTACATCAGCAACCGCAGGCCGTCCATCCGGTAGTGTATGGTTCAAGACCAGTGCAGAAGGTTCTGGTTTGAACTTTGATGTACAAAGATACAGTTCTACCACTAATACCTGGGCAAGTTTAGCAGCACCAGCATATAGTAATGGTATCACAGCTATTCAAGGCATTGACTTGGCTGGTGGTGGTCTAAACATTCCTGCTGGTACACTGTTTGTCAAGTATCAAGTTGGTAGTTCGGTTATTGGTAGCTTTAGAATCTTTAGACAAAAAGTCAAAGGTGAATCCAGTGCGATTGGTAGTGATGTGCCCGGCACATTCACTAACGGGCACCAAATCGAAGTATTAACCAATAGACCTGGCACTACCACATTGTTTACTACTACTGTGACATTGGCTGGAACCGGAATTGACAACTTTGTCAGCGCATTTAATGGGGCAGGTATTCCCAATGTAACAGCCAGCAAAGTTGATGGTAAGATCAAGATTACTCACAAAGCCGGTGGTGTAGTTGCCATGCGTAATGTCGGCTCAGGCACAGCTCTAGCAGATGCCAAGTTCTCTGCTCCAGTATACAGTGCCACAGGTGAACTCACAAGCGGCAACAGTAGTTTGGTTAATGATCTCTACACTGGTTATGATAGTGTGATCAGTAACTGGGAAAGTTTGATATATTATGTAAGCAGTTCAATACCAACAGCCAAACCCGCTAATGGTAAACTTTGGTATTACGATGATCCTGTTGACATTGATATCATGATCAACACAGATTCGGGTTGGAAAGGATATCGTAGTTCTGGGTTAGTTGATGTTCGTGGATATGTTTTACAAAGCACATCTGATGACACAGTACAAGGCGTTATTGTCAGTGCTTCGAGACCAGAGCGTAGATCCAGCACACAGGCTCTTAAGAGTGGGGATTTATGGTTAGACAGCAGTGACTTAGAAAACTATCCACGCTTGTATAGATACGATGCCACAGGCAATGGTACTTGGAATTTGATCGACAATACTGATCGCACCAGTCAAAATGGTATTATTTTTGCTGATGCTCGTTGGGGAACCAGCAACAGTATTGATCCCATCAGTGATGCACTGCCATCGACAACTACTATGTTGTCTAGCAACCATACCGATCCTGATTGCCCACAAAGCGAATTGTATCCACGCGGTATACTGTTGTTTAACACTCGTCGCAGTGGTTACAATGTCAAGAAGTTTGTGGTTGATTACTTTAATTCGGTTGCATATCCCAATGCTGGTATTACCACAGCAGCTTATCGTGATGCATGGGTCAGTGTTGTTGGATACAGTGCAACTAACCAACCACTAATGGGACATCATGCACAGCGTAATGAGATTGTGCAGGCCATGAAATCCGCAGTTGATTCCAACACTAACTTGCGTGAAGAAGGTTATGCATTTAATCTAATCACAGCGCCAGGATATCCTGAGTTGATTCCAAACCTAGTGGCTTTGAACAATGATCGTGCCAACACTGGATTTGTTATAGCTGATACGGCTATGACATTACCAGCAACTACTACTGATGTAGTAGCTTATAACTCGACTCAAAACACTGCCAATCCTTACTTGGGTATATATTA